GGGTTTTTTATTCTCGGCAGTAGTTTTGTGAAATCGCATGATCGAATCATGCGCCTCTTCTCTTCAAACAAAAACGTCGTTTTGGACGGAGTAACGACATGTGCATCAAGGATGTGATTTACAGGGTTGTCCATGCGTATCCCGGCGGTGTGCCGGCACTCGCCGCGCGTATGGGAATGAGCAAGCACGTGTTGCAAAACAAGGTCAACCCGAACAATGACACTCACCATTTGACCGTGGCTGAGTTGATCGAGATTCAGGGCTTCACGGGATCGGATGAGATAGCCAAGCACATTGCTGGTGAACGGAACCTCATTTGCATCCCTATCAGCAAGCACCAGGGCGCATCCGACATGGAGTTGCTTGACCTGATCATCACGCTGGAAAAGGAAAAGGCTGACTGGTTGGTATCGATTCAGAGGGCTTTATCAGACGGCGTGATAGACCCTATCGAATCGGAGCGCATCAAGAAGGAATCAAATGAGCACCTCGCCGCGGTACTTGAAATGGTCAACCGCATCGAGGGAATGGAAGTGGACAGGCGGAAAGTGGCGAGGGCGGGATGAGTCGGCTGCTCAAATACGATGAGGTTCGGTTAGATATCTCTGAGTGCAACACGATGGGCGAATTGAAGGGATGGAATGAGCGCCTCAAGGATCACTTGGAAATCGCCAACTACAAACAAGACCTGAATGCAGTAGAGGACGCGCTAAAGATTGCCGTGCAAATCAGCGAGCGTATGAAGCATCTGCTTCTCATCCAGGGCGACTTAATAAAGGAAATGGCAAATGAAATTTGAATTGCATCCGCTTTGCACTCTGTTCCCTCGGCTGGATGGATCTGAGTTCAGGTCGTTAAGCGATGACATCAAAGCAAACGGTCTGAGAAATCCTATCGTATTGCATCAAGGGATGATTCTGGATGGCGGAAACAGATACCGCGCTTGCCTCGATGCTGGCGTAGAGCCTGAATTCATCGAGTTTGACGGCTCAAATCTTGTTTCATTCGTCCTGTCGGCGAACTTGCACCGGCGCCATATGTCGCCCGGGCAACAGGCGGCAATCGTGGCTAGTGCTCAGGATTGGGCAAAAGCTCAACCCATCGGAAACCCTTTATTTGCGCCATCTCAGCAAAGGTGCAACGTTGCACCATTGGACACAGTAGCAGATCGGGCCGCTCAATCTGGCGCTAGCGTCCGAACTCAAAAAATGGCAGACAAGGTGGCGAAGGCTGATCCTGAACTGGCAAAGCAAGTTGCGCATGGCGAGATCAGCCTTCCAAAAGCAGTTCTATCCGTATCCCCTCCATCCTCCCCAAAGAAGACCGCGAAATCGGATCCAGCTCCAACTATCCCGGAAGGCATGATTCTCTACCCGAAAGAAGAGCTAGACGAAACAGTACGCTTGCTGGAGGAAGCCAACAAAGACAACCAGTCCATGGCGAAGGTATTCGAGGCCAATGACCAACTGGATGAAGCTGTAAAAGAGATTCGCCGTCTCAACGCTCTGGTCACTGTCCTCGAAGAGCGTAACCGGGGAATGATGAACGAATGCAACGAGGCGAAGCGGCTTGCTCGAAGCTGGAAGAACAGATTTGAGAAGCTGGAGCGAGAAACCAAAGAAGCGGGGCTGGTTGACTTCTGATGCAGCCCGATCTGATAGGCCACGACGCCAACTACAACTCAGCCACCTTCCCGGACCCGCGTCCGTTTCAGGACGATGCGCACGACAAGCTGCGCCAGGGAGCTAGGGCAGGGCATAGGTGCCAGCAGGTCATGGCTCCTACTGGTGCCGGGAAAACCTATCTCGGCATGCGGATCATCCACGAAGCGTTGTTGCGAGACAAGCGGGCAATGTTCGTTTGCGATAGATCGACGCTCATCAATCAAACCTCAGAAGTTGCTGACAAGTACGGCCTGAGTGCCCATGGCGTCATTCAATCGAACCATTGGCGAGTCGATACCCGGCTCCCGTTCCAGATAGCCAGTGTTCAAACACTCGCCCGCCGTTCATGGCCGGATGTTGATGTCATTGTGGTTGACGAATCTCACACGCAATACAAGGCCTGGACGGATCACGTTCAATCCTGCCGGGCCAACGTCATAGGCCTTTCTGCTACCCCATTTTCAAAGGGGTTGGGGCGCATCTTCACCAATCTCGTTAACGCGGCAACGATGCATGACCTGACTCAATCAGGCGTGCTGGTGCCGATGCGCATTTTCTCATGCACGAAGATTGACATGCGCGGCGCCGAGACTTCGGGCGGCGAATGGACCGACAAAGCAGCAGCCGAGCGCGGCATGGAGATCATCGGCGACGTCGTAACCGAATGGCAGAAACATGCTGAAGGACGTAAGACCATCGTCTTCGGCGCAACCATCGCGCACTGCGAAGAAATGTGCAGGCAGTTCAATGAAGCCGGGATCATGGCCGCTACGTTCACATCCGATACAGATGCTGGAGAGCGCAAGGCGCTGCTCGATGAATACTCAAAACGCGACGGCGCGCTGCGTGTGCTGATATCAGTTGAGGCACTGGCAAAGGGTTTCGATGTGCAGGACGTGGGCTGTGTTTGTGATTGCCGGCCTCTCAGAAAATCGCTTTCCACGGCTATCCAGATGTGGGGGCGGGGCCTAAGGTCTTCTCCCGATACCGGCAAGGAAGACTGCATTCTGCTCGATTTCAGCGGAAACATAATTCGGTTTGCTGATGACTTTTCCGACATCTTTTTCAATGGCCTTGATGCCCTCGACATGGGCGAGAAGCTCGATGCAGCTATCAGGCGCGACGACGAAGAGAAAGAACCGAGCAAGTGCCCGGCATGTGGTTTTTCTCCATGTGGAAAGCGCTGCATAGCCTGCGGGCATGAGCGCAAGAAATCCAGCATGGTCGAGCATGTCCCCGGTGAGTTGGCGGAAATCAGGATTGGCAAGGCCAAGCTGGCCGACGACAAGCGGCATTTGTGGGAACAGCTTTGCACCTATACCAGATCGCACGGCAAGCCAGAAACTGCCTCTGCAAGAGCGTGGTATCTCTTCCAGGAATTGGCTGGCTGCAAGCCTGCCACACAGTGGCGTTTCGACGAACAGCCGAACGTGCCAATCCTGCGCTCCACCATGAATCACATTATGCAGAAGCGCATCGCTTATGCGAAGGCGAAGGCGGCATGAACTTCGCTCAATTTGCCCGCGCTCACGGCCTCCTGATACGCGATCTGCATCCAAGTAATCGGATACGGCGCTGCCCTACAGAAAAGCATCCGCATTACAAGAACGGGGCGTACCTGTTCACTGGTGACCGTGGCTGGTGTCAGGACTGGTCAACAGGCGAGGCGGTGCAGTGGTGGCAGGACAAGGATTCAAAGCCGTGGACCGATGCCGAGAAACGCGAGTGGGCAAACAGGAAGCGAACGGCAGAGAAAGTACGGATGCAGGGATATGAAGCAGCAGCCGAAAAAGCGGCTCAGATGCTCTCTGAATGCGCCATTGATGCCCATGCTTATTTCAAGTCGAAACAGCTTGCTGACGTGCGCGGAATGGTCGCTCCTGATGGGGCATTGCTGATACCGATGCGCGATTGCGGGAGCAATAAATTGGTCGGCCTGCAGGCTATTAAATGGAATCAGGAGACAGAGAAATTTGAGAAGAAATTTCTCCCTGGCATGAAAGCCAAAGAGGCGGTGTATCGCATAGGAACGGGCTCAGAAGCGATTTTATGCGAGGGATATGCAACCGGGTTGTCAGTGCATGCCGCGGTTAAGCGGCTGCGTCTCAATGCTTCGGTCATATGCTGTTTTTCAGCTTCGAACATGGTCCATGTGGCAAAGGCTCATGGGCATTTCGTGATGGCGGATAACGATAGATCAAAGACCGGGGAGCAGGCCGCAGCGGCAACGGGGTTGCCTTGGCTCATGCCTGACGCGGTCGGCGAGGATTGGAATGATGTTCACTCATCGGAGGGATTGATGGCCGTCTGCAAGGCGGTTATGGAATTGAGGAAGGCCCGCGCTGTAGGGTAAATCAGCCGCTGTATTTGTCGGGGACTCGCCGGCAGGGATACAGGGAAAGTCGCACTGTGGGAAAGGTCTGAGATGCGAACAAGGGTGGCGAAGTTAGCGCCCTAGACCGAACGGCTGACGCGTCATGATGCGGCTCCATAAAGCGAATCATGTAAAGGCACAGTTTTCCTAGGATGGCTGCGTCTTTGCTCACCAAAAGCGAGGACCAGGCATAAAGAGGGTTCATCGAAGAGAGAAGAGGTATGGAACAGATAAAAGTATCAAAAAAATTCGCGGCAGATTTCGACAAGGTATGCAGATACCACAACTGCACACCGGAAGAGGTGGAAGAAATGAAGGCTAAAGCCAGGGCAGATTTTGAGGCGGCGCAAGAGTGCTACGCCATGTTGGCAAAAGAAATTGACGCGAGGAGAGCCTAATGGGCTACACCTCTGGTCATCCTTGTTTCCTCGATCTGAACATGGCACAGACGCCGCGTAATCTGCAGATCGTGCGTGAGTTGGCCGGATGGACATATGCAGAAGCAGCTG